GATTTGCATTGATGGTACAGCCTCAGGTGACGGTGCTAACAACGAAAGTTCGTCTCAGGCGTTATATGACACTACGGTTGCGACTGACGCAGGGCATGGTCAGGACCTTTACAACGGTATTTTCCATGCAGCAAATCTGATGGATCAGAAGAACGTCCCTACTGAGGGTCGGTACTGCCTGCTTCCACCAGATGGTTACTACCAACTACTCACTCAACAACTGGACGCGATCAATCGGGACTTCAACCCGAACGCTAACGGCTCAGTCGCCGCTGGTGATATCGTTTCGGTTGCGGGTGTTCGTATTCTGAAATCTAATCATGTTCCACAGGGCGACGAATCTGGCGGCTCTGCTGATGCAACCCTTGGAAGTTCGTTGATTAACAACGACTTATTTGGAGCCGATTCTGGTTATTCCAGTCAAGACTTCAGTACAATTCAAGGCTGCGTTTTCCAAACTGAAGGTGTAGGCACTGTTAAGTTGCTTGACCTTGCAATGGAATCAGAATATTACATGGAACGTCTTGGAACGATGCTACTTGCTAAGTATGCAATGGGTCATGGTATTCTTCGTGAAGAAGCGTGCTATGCACTGGTAGATAATACTTGACCTTAAGTAGTATTTAGGTTATACTCATCACAGTGAGTCTCCCCTGGGGCGGCTCCTCTTCGGAGGGGTCGCTCCTTTTTTCTATTATTGGAGAATTATAAATGGCATCAACTAGAACAACTGAATTAGAGGCAATCAATACTATGTTGTCTGCCGTAGGTGAACCTCCAATCAACTCGTTAGATGGTCAATCGAATGCAGATGCGGCTATCTCTCGTAACATTCTTACAGAAATCAGTAGAGAAGTTCAGGCACACGGGTGGCACTTTAACACCCAAAAGAAAGTCACCTTTTCTCCTGATGATTCTACAAAATTCATCAATCTTCCAGACAGCGTACTTCGTATAGACATTGAATACTGGATGGAATCTTCAGGTACATCTTCGTCTTACGACACCAGAGATGTAGCCCAAAGAGGTGGCAGGCTTTTCAACAAAACCGACAACACCTACCTGTTCACTAAAGATGTGGAAGCGGGTGTAGTGTACATGCTGGACTGGGATGACCTTCCAGAGCCAGCCCGTAGATATACCACAGTAAGGGCAGCAAGAATCTTTCAAGATCGAATGGTAGGGTCTCAAGCACACCACGCATTCAGCCAAGAAGACGAGGTTCGTGCCTTGGCTCTACTCAAAGAGTTTGAAGGAGACACGGCTGACCATTCTATATTTGCAAACTATGACACATACCGCATAGTGAATAGAGCAGACGCATCACGAGGAATCGCTTAATGCTAGTTACCACCAGTTTTCCTAATCTTGTAGGAGGTGTATCTCAACAGCCCTCAGCACAGCGACTTCCAAATCAGTGCGAGGTTCAAGAGAACGCCGTACCTCTACTTGTTGGTGGCTTAATCAAGCGTCCTCCTACGAATCACATTTTAGAACTCAAAGACTCTTCAGCAGCATCCATAGACCTTAGTGGTGCTTTCACACACTTCGTCACAAGAGACTCTGAAGAAGAATTCATTGTATCTCTTCCGGGTACTACTAATACAGTTTATGTGAATGACTTAACAGGAGCCGCAAAGACTGTCTATTCAGACTTAGGAGACAGTACATACCTTCAAGCAGGCGCAGGGTCCACTGCAACTATCACGTTCAGCGGTTTGCCCACGGCAGACCAGACTATAGTTATAACTTCTACAGGTGGCACAGCGAAAACATACACGGCTAAAACAGGCGAAACTCTAGTAGACGGTGAGTTTGTGGCTAATGGAACCGTGGCTGCAACAATAGCCTCTCTTCAAGACTGTATTGAACACACATCAGGAGAAGGACACAACGGTGCGATCCTAGTATCCAGCGATGGCGTTGATACTCTCAAGTTGACTCAGGCAGTCGTTGGAGTTTCAGGTGACAAGCCAATAACAAACAACCTTGGTGCGAATGTCTCTTCTTCAAATTTCAGTGGAGGGGCTGACCCAGACACTTCGGCTCTAAAAGCAATTACTATTGCTGACGTTACCTTCCTTGTGAATACAAATGTTAAAGCAAGGATGAAAGAAGATGTAACTCAACTCTCCCCCCATTCAAGGAGTCAATCGGCGACTCCCTACGATGGGCTTATTTGGGTACGCTCGTCTAGTCAGGGAATTGCCTACAAAGCCGTAGTAAGAGCAGACAGTGCGGAGTCAGATACAGAAATATCTGTAGTACATACCCCTGCCCCTGATGACTTGGGGGGAGATGGTTCTACGGGTGATCCTAATATCTACGGCTTCCCTCCCGGCTCTCCTTCTACAACTGCTATTGCAGCAGGACTAGCCTTAGGAACCGCTGTAACAGACTGTGCAGTCACTGCAAGTGGACTTAATGGAATAGCCAACTACACAGCAGAGTCCAGCGGTAGTGTTGTGTTTGTTACGAACACCGCAGAAGACTTCCAACTCACTGTAGAAGACTCTCTAGGACAAAACGGACACAAGATAATCAAAGGAAGCGTTGGTAAGTTCGCTGATCTTCCTCCTATTGCTAAGAATGGCATGATTGTCTTGGTAAAAGGTGATCCTGAATCTGAAGTAGACGACTACTATGTTAAGTTTGAAGTCAATGGAGACGGTGGTGCGGACTTTGGAGAAGGCTTGTGGATAGAGACCATTGGTCCTGCCATCAAATATCAATGGGATTATGACACACTTCCCCATATAATCATTAGACAGGCCGATGGAACCTTCATGGTTAAACGAGCCGATGGGACTACTCCCAGTTCTAATGTTCCTGTGGGTGGTAATTATGCTTCATTTAAGTTCATCCCAAGGGAAGCGGGTTCAGACCTCACTAATCCAGCACCTTCCTTTGTTGATAACACTATTAACGACATCTCATTCTTCAAGAACAGACTAGCGATCATGAGTGGAGAGAATTGTGCTTTAAGCGAAGCCGCAGAACTCTTTAACTTCTTCCGAACCACTACAACACAGTTGCTAGACATAGCACCTATTGATGTTGGTGTGGGTGGAACAGAGATCAATAAGATAGAAAAGGCTATACCGTTCAGCGACAGGCTCATACTGTTCTCTGAGAGGACTCAGTTTGCTCTCCAAGGAGAAGCCATCCTAAGCCCAATGACTGCCTCAATCACACAGGTGACTAACTGGGACGTTACTACAAAGGTGTCTCCCGTCTCTGCGGGTAGTTCCTTGTTCTTCCCATTCAACCGTGGGTCATTTAGCGGCATACGTGAATTCTATAAGACTACTGAAACCGATATTAACTTCGATGCTGTGGAATCCACGGCACAGGTTCCAAAATACATACCGGGAATCGTTGAGGAGATGACGGTATCTACCCACGAAGACTTACTGGCTGTGCTGGCTCGTTCTGGTGGTGCGGCTACTAATGAATTCTATATGTATAAGTATTACAAAACAGAGAAGGGTCGTGTGCAATCTGCGTGGTTTAAGTTTATTCTCACTGGTTGTGAGATCATTAACCTGCATTTCATCGGACAGTCCTTGTATTTGATACTAAAGCGAGGAAGTAAGACTTTCCTTGAGAAGATGGACTTGCAAACAGGACTCACAGATACAGGAAAAGCGTACACCACGCACTTAGATCGGCGAACATCTATAACAGCCGAGGAATCTGGCTTCGTGCTGGAGTTGCCTTATGACATAGAAAGCGGAGATACGATGCAAGTAGTCTCTGAGGACGGTGAGGTGATGACTATTCAGTCACAGACCACAAATACCATCACTCTTTATGAAGAATTTGCGGCTTCTGACATGTTCTATGTTGGAATACCGTATACTATGAAGTATCAACTGAGCAAGCCCGTTCTCAAAAGGCAGAAGCCTGACGGCGGGTATGAAATCATCGCAGTTGGTAGGCATCAGATAAGGTACATGACCGTGGTTTACTCCGATACTGCATACTTCTCAGTAAGAATCACCCCTGAAGTAGGGGGCAGCGATGGAACTCCCATTGATTATCCCTACAGCGGTAGGTTCTTGTCTACAGGAGGATTCCTTGGTCAGGTAGTGAGTGACTCAGGAGACTTCAGGTTTCCTGTCTTCTCTCAATCTGATGCAGTTAAAATAGAGATACTTAATGATTCTCCTCTGCCTAGCAATATACAATCAATAGAGTTTGAAGCGAACTTCGTATCTCGCTCTCAACCAAGGTTCGCTTGACACACACCAGTATTGACATTTCGATAGAAGAAGATATCTCGTATATTGCAGAGAACATGCGAGAGGCTGATCTCATGGAGATACAGGCTCTAGGTGTTCCTGATCCGCGTATGGCTCTCACTCATGGGTTTGAGCATTCAAAACCTAATTGTTACTCAGGGTATAACCATGGAGTGCCTGTAACTATGTTTGGAGTGACTCCCCACGCTGAGACTCCGCAGATCGGGTTCATCTGGCTCCTTGGAACAGATCGAATAACTACGGATATTCCTATTAGTTTCTTGAAGAAGAGCAAGAGGTTCTTACCTGTTCTAGTAGAGCCTTACGACATGGTGTGTAATATTGTGGACAAAAGAAATACCGTTCATATCAAATGGATGAAGTGGCTTGGTTTTTCTTTTGTTAGTGAAATAATTTACGGTCCTGAAAAGAGACCTTTCTACGAGTTTGCAAAGATAAAGGGTTAAATTATGTGTAGTCCTATGGCTGTAATGGGTGCCGCTTCAGCAGGAGCGCAGGGTATGGCAGCACAACGCCAAGCCAGAAGCCAAGGAGCATACAACCGACAACTGTCTATCTGGAGAGCCGAACGGTATCAACAGATGGTGGATTATCAACAGGAACTTGCGGACTGGCAAGCAGATAACTACTACAAAACAGCATTTAGTGCCGAAGAGAGTGCGCAGGGTCAGTATTCAACAGTGCTGGAACGAGTGGATCAAGTAAGAGAACAGACTCTCCATAACATAGCGAAGGCTTCAAGGGCTGCTCAAAGAGGAAGTGCATTCGTTCTTGCTTCGGCTTCTGAAACAGGAACTCAAGGAGTATCTGTAGCCCTCGCTCAACAGCAGTATGAACTCCTAGAGGCTCGGCATACCTACGTCTCATTTGAGAATCTCCGTAACGGACTAAAGCAGTCACAAAGAAACTTGTTAGGTATACAAGCACAGGCTCAAGGTAGAATAAATGCAGCAATGCCTGCACCACTGGCTCCATTAGACCCAGTACAACCCACAATGCAAGTCCAGTCCCCATCTATGCTTCCTTACTTTGTTCAAGGCGGCAGTGCCGCAGTGGGAGCAGCAGCATGGCAGCAGGGCGTAGATGCTCAGACCATGTCTCCTGCGGACTATGATGCCAACTGGGGAGGTAGTAGTTTTGAGAACTTCTGGAATTGGACAGGTGGAGGCGCAAATGAATAAGATGTATAAGGTGATAAACAATGGCTAGAAGAAAACGACCTTCAGTAAGACCGGGGGGACTAACCTCCGATCCCGTGGATAGTGGAGCCGCCCCTGTTGTTCAAGCGCAGGGAGTAGATGTCTTCACCCCTCCAGGCGCAGCAGGAATGCCACAGGCTCCTACTGCTGCTCCTCTTCCAGTAGAACTTTCTCAGCAAGACGCTAGAGATTGGGACGCTATGGGAAAAGCACTTGGAGGGCTGTCACAAACTCTTGGTCAACTTGCTAAAGCAGAAGCACTAGGTTCTCTAAAGATGGCTCAATATGGAGCAGAAGAACTCAAAGTCTTAAAAGCGGAGATGGATAAAACTGGCAAGACTTTTGCTGATATGCATGATGCGGATGCTATTCCTTTCTTTCAACATCCAGCAGCAATTAAAGCATTCTCGGCGGCTATGTCTAGGATTACGGCAGAGGAACATGATTCAGATTGGGAAATTGATACACCAAGGCGACAAGCAAGCAACCCTAACATTCTCGATCACGCTAAGATGATGCAAGAGTATGATGACGGACTCAAAGCGAAGGCTAGAGAAATCTCTTCAAGAATTGCAAGGCCTGATGTATTTGAAAGAGAACTACTGTTAGCCTCATCCCCCCTTAGAGCGAGGACAAAAAAGAAACACGAAAAGTACATCAGTGAGAAATACTTTGAACAGACGACGAACGCTTTTAAGATTGACGTGCAAAATGCTGTGCTTTCGGCGGCAGAAATGGAACCTGAGGTTACTATGAATATGACCGAAGGTCCGCCTCCTCTATTAGCGCGTATAGAAGGTTGGACAAAAGAATCTCCAGAGGACCTTAGGGAAAGGAAACTAGAATTTCTAAAAGAAAACCTTACTAACCTTCTGGATTCGCAGTATGGAGGTCCTCTTACAAACGTAGCAGGAGAACTGCTTGGGGAAAAACTAATCCACGGAGCATTAAATGCCCTTGAATTAGAGCATAGCGAGTTATTTTCCTCTGTTATAGATTCCCTAAAAACAGGTCCCAAGGATGACAGAAAGAATTTAGTAGGAAAGAAGGGAAAACTCTTCGACTTGTATTCCGATAAAAAGGACGACATTGAAAGATATCAGAATACTCTACGACAGAGAAAAGCAGACGCTATCTTTAATGCACGAGTAGGCGGCATGGAAGAAATGTTTACAGACCTAGCAGTGGGGGTTTTAGAGGGAGCAGGCGAGTGGCCGGGAATTCCTTTTGAAATAGAGAGACAAAAAAGAAACAGGTTTACTGATGCAGAATTAACTACCATGATTCTTGAGATGCATGGAGGATTCACAGAGGGTAGTGTTGAAGAATTTGGAGATGGGGGAACAGCAACTCTAAGCGGCAATACGATTACTTATAGCAATGGGAACACAACAAAGCCGATAAATCTAACTACTTCTATTAAAAACGCTAGGGGTGTAGTATTTAGAAGAGCAGTTGAAGCCAGCGAAGTAACGTATGGCAGGGGAAACATATTAGCACACGTTGGTGCTTCCGCAGAACTGGGGGTGGCGGCTCCAAGGGTTCAGCAGGTACTGAGTGCCACGTTCAATATGGCAGAGTTGGCAGACGTGGATCATATCTTTACTGACAAAGACGTACACACGGCTAAAGAAGCCTTCGCCGCTTACTCGGCAGGACGAGGAATAGGAGGTTTTAATTGGATCAATAATCATGTGTCTGGTGACATGAAACCTTTTTATGAACTAGCATATGTTTTACAGAACGATGAAACACTACAGGAAGTGCTAGGTACTACAGATACTGGAAGTTTACTCAATGTACTGGGTGGGACCGCAGGAAAAGCCCATCCTCCACTACTCGGATTTGAAGAGACCTTTCAGACTTCGTGGGCTTCCTATTTTCCTGATGAAAGTGTCCATAGATTAAATACAACTGCTGTAGAAGAAGTTAGAATGGTTGCTAAGGGTCTGATGTGGCTAACAGATTTGGACATGGAGCAGTCGATAGGCAAAGCACTGGAAGCACGAGAAGAACGAATGTTC